TTTATGTGGTATGATTGAAATACACATTACAGAACAAATGAAACAAAGAGCTTGGCGCAAAGCTAGACAAATGGGCGAAATAAATAACTCGATTACAAAAGGCGACGGTAACATTGCCGGTTTTTTGGGAGAAGAAGTAGCTAATAATGTAATTAAAGGTAACATTAAAAACACCTACGACTACGATATTATCAAAGGTAGTGTGACATACGATGTTAAAACCAAAAGATGCACTAGTGAACCCAAACCCTATTACGAATGTTCCGTCGCCTCATACAATACCAAGCAGAAATGCGACCACTATGTTTTTGTTCGACTTGAGAACATTAACGGAAGGTGGACAAGAGCTTGGCTTCTGGGGTTCTGTGGAAAAGAAAACTATTTTAAAAATGCTAGATTTCTGAAAAGGGGACAGAGAGATGGCAATAACAACTTCAAGGTAAAGGCCGATTGTTATAATATGGAAATAGGCGACCTTCAGCCGGTGGAGCAAATATGCCAGCACAGCTCGTAGATCTAGATAAAGAATTTGACTTGGGTAACCTTTTTACCTTAAATGTGGCCGAAAGGCTTACCGACCTTTTGAGCGATGAGTATAGAGTTATTGTTAAATACGACAGGGCTCAACCGCTTCCTGTTTACTCTGACGACAAACTTAACGTTGTAATTTCCACTTCTAGGGAAACTCACGATGTTCCCGGCGAATTTTTTCGGGAAGACGTTTTTGCGATTTTTCAACATTACTTTATGCTAGATGAGTGGGGAGATCCAATGCATAATCCTCTCTCGTACCCGATACCCCTTGGGCCGTTTAAGGAGTCCAAGGATAGGCTTATCAAGCCTTTATCAGAAAGGAAGTACGACTTTTCTTTTGTCGGCCAGATGCCCCACACGGGTACACGAGATTGCTTTAGACGACACTTGGATCAGTTAGTAGACAAATCCGGCGACAAGTTTAAATATTTCATAAAATATACCGATGGATTTGGAAAGGGGATACCGTCAGAAGAGTACATAGACATCTTGGCGGAATCTAGGGTATCGTTATGTCCTCGGGGGGCTCATAGTTATGAGACATTTAGGTTCTTTGAATCTATAATTATGGGGGCAATACCTATTGTCGAACAGCTTCCAAGACTTTGGTACTATGAGGCTGCTCCACATTTCAAAACCCCTTGGATGAACCTAGACAGAACTTTGTCTGAAATTTTAAATTTCACACAAATGCCAAGCTGTAGAAATTTTTTATATCAGATCGCAAATTATTACCACGATACGCTTGTACCAAAAAACTTGGCTAAACACTTGAGCGACAAGATCAAATTAAGAAAAGCAACTCTCGTCATGAACAAACAACCCCTTGAAGAATTTAGGAACAAATTGAATGCAATGGATACCTTTTAATTGTAAAACGCACTTCAGTCTACTGAAGGCTTTTTCAAAGTGTGACAAATTAGCACAAAGGTGTAAGGAGTATGGTTATCCAGCCTGTGTAATTGCCGATACGGAGTCTTTGTCGGGAGCGATGAATTTTCACGATTCATGTCGCGAACACGGCATAAAGCCGATAATCGGCTGCGATTTTGGAACATACTTACTTATTGCCAAAAACAAAGACGGATGGTTCGACCTTATCAAGATAGTTTCGCAAAGCGGACTTGATCTGTTTAAAAACATCGCAAGAAAGGGAAACTTAATTTGCATCACAAATGAACCACAAAACGGATATCAAAAATTGTTTGGGGGCAATCATTTTTCTTATCCATATTCTGATCGTGGTGTTTATTACGTAACCGAAGACGAAGCCGAGGCGCATCGGATTCTTCTTTGCTCTGGGATGAAAACAACATTGCCCAAAATTCGATCCCTACTTGCATCGGGAGAAAGTGTAAATAATCAGAAATTTTTTGAGAGTGACGATTTTTACCTTCCGGAATCACACGAGGTTCCGGATGACGAAGAGACCATTCGGCTTCTTAACACCATATCCGACATGTGCGACGACTACGAAATCGCATCAAAACCAATGCTTCCAGAATTTGTATGCCCGGAGGGCACGGATGAGGATGAGTACCTGACTCAACTTTGTCGAGACGGATGGAAGGAGCGGCTAATTTCTTCCGGTAAAATATCAGATGAACAAAAAAAGGATGTGTATCTAAAGAGAATAAAAAAAGAGCTTGACGTTATCTTCAAGGCGGATCTCTCTGGGTATTTCCTTATTGTGCAAGACATTATTAACAATGTTAAAGAAAAAGGCTGGCTTGCTGGCCCCGGAAGAGGATCTGCGGCGGGATGCCTAGTGTCCTACTTGATAGGAATAACAGAGGTAGATCCAATAGAGTATGACTTAATTTTTGAAAGATTTTATAATGAGGGACGGAATACGGATGACTATATTTCGCTTCCAGATATTGACATGGATATACCGTCAGAACACAGAGACGAGGTGATTGATTATATTAAGGAAAAATACGGACAGGATAAGGTTGGACAGATGATAACGTTTGGAAGACTACAGGGAAGGGCCGCTCTGAAGGAGGTTCTAAGAATTAATGACGCTGTGTCATTTACGGAAATGAACACGATAACTGATAGCATACCAGACGAAGCTAAAATTTCTGATCAGCTTGAGCTAATGGAAGATAAGTCTATTATCAGATGGACTTTAGAAAACGAGCCCGACGATCTGAAAAACTGGTGCATTATGGATGACGATGGGAACTTGAGCGGATCATTGTCACACCTGTTTGAGCAGGCCATAAAAATTGAAGGAACCAACAAATCACAAGGAAAGCATCCAGCCGGTGTCATTATCTCCAAGCATAGATTGGCTGACACCTGTCCCATGACAGTCGATAAGCTGGGAGACCCAATAGTGGCTTTTGAAATGACGGCGCTTGAGGCTCAGGGGCATGTAAAATTTGACGTTCTTGGAATTGATTTACTTAGTAAGATAATGGAAATTTCAAAATGAAAACTAATGAAATTACTGCTGACAGACAGGAATACAAATCTGTCATTTTTTCTGGCTGCGCCATAGAATCAAACGGTGTTTCTATATGCAACCTAAGTGACTACCTTGATCTCCCCCCCGGACGGGGGGCAAATTATCAGGTTTGGTCGGATAAACATAGAACTCATGAGTTGTATCACAGTTTAGATGACGCCATTGATAAATTTTTGGAACTTAAAAACAGGAGCTATTGAGCATGGCAAACTTTCGGGACATTATTGTATTTGACTTCGAGACTGGCGGGGTCAATCCTCATACGTGTCAGCCGACCCAGATTGCGGCTGTAGCTATCCACGCAAGAAAGCTGGAGCTGCAACCCGGCGGCGTGTTTAATAGTGAAATGAGGCCGATTATTGATGACGAGAAGGCAATTGCTGCGGGAGTGGGGCCTCTCGAAGAAAAGGCTCTCGAAATAACCCGGAAAACGAGAGCTGGACTAGCCAAGGCACCACTGCCAAAGGGAGTATGGAAAAAGTTCGCACAATTTTGTGACAAGTATAACTTTAAAAAGACCTCATACTGGGCACCAATTGCGGCTGGCTACAACATTAATGGGTACGATATGCCCATTGTAGAGCGTATGTGTCAGCAATACGGCCCCTTGGATAAAAAGAAGAACTGCCAGAAAATTTTTAATCCCATCTTTACTATCGATGTCATGCAGCATATCTACTGTTGGTTTGAGAACAACCAAGACGTTAAGGGTTATAGCATGGATTATATGCGAGACTATTTTGGGATGAGTAAGGATAATGCCCATGACGCTTTGCAGGACGTTAAGGATACTGCCAATCTCATGATCAAGTTTCTGAAATTGCAAAGAAGTCTATTGAAAAAGGTTAAATTTGAAAACTCCTTTTCCAAGGGCGGGATTTATGTCTAGTGAAAAAAATTTGCACAAAATGTAAGCAATTAAGGGCCGCACACCATTTTAGGAAGTGTAGACTTTATAAGGGTATGAAGCAGGGAGAGTACGTTAGGTCAGAGTGTACTTCGTGCGAAAAACAGGCTGCTAAACAGCTAGCATCTCTCAGACGAACAGCCCCTCCAAAAACAAAGAAATGCTGGTGCTGCTTTGTCGAGGTCGAGAATTTGATCCTAGATCATAATCACGACACGGGTAAGTTTCGCGGCTGGTTGTGCAGAAACTGCAATCAGGGGATTGGTAAACTTGGAGACAATATTGAAGGATTGCAAAAAGCAATGACATACCTAAAAAGGGCAACAAGAGAAAAAGGAAATCAATTACTAATGGGTCGTATTTGGCGATGGATGATTAATGTTTGATATTAATAATTTTGAAGATGAAAATGTTTGGGATTTGATCTGCGATGGACAGACCAAGGGGGTTTTTCAGCTAGAGTCCAGCTTGGGAAAGCATTGGGCCAAACAGGTTAAACCGAGAAACATCAAGGAGCTTGCGGCTCTCATTAGCCTGATTCGCCCCGGATGCTTAAAGGCGACGGACGCGAGCGGTAAAAGTATGGCACAGGTCTATGTAGACCGAAAGGCCAACAAGGAACCCGTCACATATCCAGACGATGCTTTAGAAGAGGTGCTGTCTGAGACTTACGGAGTTCTGGTCTATCAAGAACAGTCCATGATGATAGCTCAGAAGCTTGCCGGATTTGACCTGAAGGAGGCCGACGCCCTTCGTAAGGCTATCGGTAAAAAGAAGGCGGATCTCATGGAACAAGTAAAGAAGACTTTCCTAAAGGGTGTTGATAGTCAAGGGATCGTTACTAAAGAGGTGGCAGAAGAGATTTTCTCATGGATCGAAAAATCCAATCGTTACGCCTTCAACAAGTCCCATGCCGTATCTTACGCCATAAACGCATACTGGAGCGCCTACTGCAAGTTCTATCGAAAGGTGCCTTTTTATGTGTCGTACTTAAATCACTCTGACCGAAAACCCGATTCCCAAAAAGAATTGAAAGAGCTAATTATTGATGCAAAGTTATCAGATGTCGATATGTATCCGCCCCGACTACAACATCTGTATACACAGTTCTTTTCCGAAGGAAATCGTATCTATTTCGGATTAAATCATATCAAACACGTTGGTAAAAACGAGTGTGAGAAAATAGAAAACATATGCAAAGAAGAAGATGTGAGCCTGTATTCGTGGATGGATGTTCTCACTAAGATTATTTATAAAGGAAGACTTAATAAAAGATCCACCGTCGCCCTCATATCTGTCGGAGCATTTAACGGTAAAAATAATACCAAAGACAGACAAGCTATGCTTTATGAGTATGATAGTTGGCGAGATTTGACCGCCCGAGAACAGGAGTACATATATGGCCATAGGTACGAGTTTAATGAGAATAGCTCTCTCACAGATGCTGTTGACAGCCTCATAAATTACTGCAAAATAAATAGCCGCAGAATGTCCTCTGTATTGAACATCAAACAAATGCTAGATGATCTCCCTCACGATATAAAGGACAATATACCATTTATAGCTCAAAGCGAGATTCAATATCTTAGCTGTTCGCTCACATGTAGCCATGCCGACGCATTTGAAACAAATTTCTCAAGTTCTATGTGCAAAGACATAGCAAAAGGAACTATAACAGGTAAGACACGGCTTGCTGCACAGATTAGCACGATCAGACTACATAAAACTAAGCGTGGGAAAAATCCGGGGCAGTTAATGGCCTTCGTCTCCGCCGAAGACGGTAGTGGGGGGTTGGACTCTATAACGGTTTTCCCTGAGTGTTATAGTAAGCATAAGGATTTACTTGTTAAACACGTCGCTAATAGTGAATAAAGTGTCGCAAATTTGAAAGGAACAGCATGAATAGATGTCATATTCTGGGTAAACTCATAGATGACTCGGAACTAGAGAGATCCCATGGAAGCGATGTGCTCAATTTTAGGCTAGAAGTAGAAGAATATAGGAAGGACAAAAACGGCGAAAAAAAAAGAAGAACAGATTTGCTAAATTTTGAAGTGTGGGACAGCGCTGCCAGAACCATCTATAAATATGCCCAGTCTAACGACCTGATGTCGGTCGAAGCAATAGCCCGAAACGTAACCGGCGGAGGGCCAAATGAAGTTGTTTTTAGGGTTACCAATTTTAAAATAATTCCCAGAGACGATCTCTAAAAGGGTAAGTGACAGTTTACATGGAAAGAGATAAGAGGGTTTTATTTTGCTCGGAAGCCTCTTGGTTAGGCACGGGATATTCTGTCTACACCAAAGAGGTGCTTAGTAGATTAAATCAGGTTGACGGTTTAGAGGTTGCGGAATTGGCTTGCTACGCCGATGCTCACAACCCGAACATACAATCCACCCCTTGGAAGGTTTATCCTAACAAACCGCTACCCAATGATCCGCTCTTCGGGGCCTACAGTGCAAATGCAAGCGCTCAGTTTGGAGACCATTCGTTCAACAATGTTCTTCTAGACTTTCAGCCTGATATAGTAATAGATATTCGCGACTGGTGGATGATAGAATATCAGCAGCGATCACCATTTCGCGATTTCTTTCACTGGGCCATTATGCCTACCGTAGACGCCGAACCGCAGGACGTGCAGTGGATCAATACCTTCGCTTCCGCCGACGCTGTTTTTACGTATTCAGAATTTGGCCGTGACACACTCCTGAGTCAATGCGACGATATTCCATATGTGGACATGGCTTCCCCTGCTGCTAGCGACACATTCTCACCGAAACCCGATAAAAAACAACATAAACAAAATATAGGTATTTCTCCGGACACCTTTATTGTAGGCACCGTGATGAGGAACCAAAAAAGAAAACTTTACCCCGATCTTTTTAAATCTTTTAGGCGGTTCCTAGATTCTGTTGAAGACAACAACGTTTTCCTTTATTGCCACACTCATTACCCGGACGTTGGGTGGAATATACCGCTATTGTTAGACGAACACGGTCTGGCGAGTAGGGTCTTATTCACATATAAATGCAAAAAATGTCAATCTGTTTCGGCTAATTTCTTTCAGGATACTGTACAAGCCTGTAATAAATGTGGCGATTTCGCTGATGTTTTGGTGGGGGTGAGCAACAGCGTCAACAACGAAGAACTATCGCAAATATACAACCTGTTTGATATATATGTGCAGTACGCGAATAGCGAAGGCTTCGGGATGCCTCAGTTGGAAGCCGCGTACTGTGGGATACCTGTAATTTCAACTTACTATTCTGCTATGCAGTCCGTAGTAGACAACATTGGAGCCATAGGAATAGATCCTCTTTCAAGTTATGTTGAATGCGAGACGGGATGTAATAGAGCCATTCCCGATAATGAAAAGTTTGTATCCGAACTCTTGAGGCTTTACGACCAAAGAAGCACCCTTCCCTCTGTGGGGATGGAGTTACGAACAAGGGCCAAACGGCACTATGGTTGGGACAAGACGGCGAACGTGTGGTTAGACCACATACAAACGGTAGCCATCAAAGACCCTAGACAAACTTGGCTATCGCCCCCAAAAATATTCCAACCCGCCACCCAAATTCCTCCGCATATGGAATCTAGTGTTGACAGGGTAAACTTCTTATTCTCTAACGTTTTACATAAGCCAGAGTGGATAGGAGGACATTTCTGGAGAAAGGTTCTTAAAGACTGCACCTTTGGCTATAGATGTGAAAATATTAATAAGGATTTCTACTTCAATGAAGATCATACACAATCTATAAAGGGGAACCAGCCGTTCACTTGGGATGCCGCATACGAAGAATTGAGCCGGTTTAGGGAACAGATAAACCAATGGGAAGAGGCTAGGGCGAATCTAGTCCAACGAGGGGTTGTAAAATGAGCGTGCGAATACATCATACCGCAAACCGTTTATCAGATAATAAGAAGTACAGCTTCAACTATGGACAGATTAATCAAGATTTTTGTATTAACAGAATGCTTGATATTGATAACGGGTTTTTCTTAGATATAGGTGCCGGTATCGGTGGTCTGGACG